CCCGAAGGGCGACCGTTTCCGCATTGTCGGCTACGGCAACGGTGGTACGACTGACGGTCGTATCGAAATGCTTGAGGTGGATTTCGAATCCAACCTGAACGACCGGTAGTCGGAGGCTTCTGTGCCCGATCACGCTCGCCAGGTTGTCATAGACTTCGTGAAGGCCTTCATGCCGTCATTGGATGAAACGATGACGGCAATGATGGCTGGACCGTACGACGTGCCTGTAGGAAACGTGGTCGGCCAGCAGTACCGCAAGAAGCGGAGGAAGCGCCGTGCTACCAACAGTGATCAAGGCAGGCGACCCTCGAAGAGCGAAGGACACGAAAGAACAGAAGCAGCCGACGTTCGTGCCCGAAGGCTTGTTGCAGAAGCTGCGGAATCTGCAATGGGTCAATCTTCGAAGACTGAAGGAAAGCCAACAGTACTCGGTGGAGCTTCCGGACGAGAGCAGCTACCTGCTCAAGCCGGAAGCCCTCCATTGGGTTCTGGAGTCTCTCGGGTTCTTGAGGCCAGAGTCCGTGCTGGACTATGTGTGGAACTTCCGCGAGGCAGCTTTGAATTTGGACACCGGCCAGGTCACGTGTACGTACGAACGCAATCGACGGATAGGTAGGCCAAGATAATGCCAGCACTTCTTGAGCGACAGCAGAGGCGCCTTGTCGAGCGGATCTTCACTCCTGAGAAGGTCACGATTGAGGAGCGCAAGGAAAGCGACCCACCGGATTTCAAGCCACGCATGCGCGTAGAGGGCTTGGTTTCGATGTCGGATGAGGCAACCGGTAACCACCGTCGCTACGGGCGGGTGATTTGGGAGCGCCATGTAGGTGACCGGAATTCCGATTTCATGAAACGCGTTCGGGAGAAGAAGGTTCTCGGATGTCTAGAACACCCGGATGAGGATCCCTCGCTTGAGAACGTGTCCCATTTGATCGAAGACGCATGGATGGACAACGACGGTGGTGTCCATGCACGCTTCCTGATCTTCAATGAGGGCAAGGGCAGGATCCTGCGTGAGTTGTTCGAATGCGGCGTACCAGTTGGTTCGTCCTCTCGTGGCGAGGGGTCAACCAAAGTTGCAGACGACGGCGTTACAGAAGATGTCGAGGACGACTATGAGCTGGAAACGTGGGACTTTGTGCACACGCCGGCTCTTGATAAGGCGCGTGCCAAGCCCGTGAAAGAATCACAAAAGGGCAGGAAGGAGAAGGTCGCAATGAACGAGGCTCTTGATAAGGCACGGAAGACCGTGACCGAAGCCGAGTCGAAAAATCTTTCAGCCCTGGGTCTGCCTGAGTTGACCGCTATCCACATGAAGGTTGTGGAAGCGATGACGCCTTTGGCGTCAGCCACCGAGTCAGAAGCCTCGGAGGTTCGCGGCCGTTTGGCCGGACTCGGTTCGCAGATCTCCAGGGCAATCGGGGAAAAGGCGAAGACGAAGGATGACAAGGTCGCAGAATCCGTCAACGCACAGTATCCCGATGCTATGGCTGGAATCTCGGCTCTGGTCGAGAAGCTGGTCAAGCAGAACGAGGACCTGACCAAGAAGGTAGAGGAATCCAGTGGTGGAGAGGGTTCCCAGATTGCCAAGAAGCTTGAGGCGGCTATGCGCGCTGGCGAGGAAGTGGTCAAGCGTGTCAACAAGCTGATGGCTGAGAACCAGAAGCTGCAGAAGAAATATTCATGTGCAGTTTCTCTGCTCGACAAGGTCATGGAATCTGTACGGTCCAAGGGTCTCACCAAGCAGGTAGAGACACTTTGTGGAAAGATTCCCGCGCTTCGCCATGTCAAGGGCGAACTGCTCAAGGCGAAGACGGCGAAGGACCTGAAGGAGAAGGTAGAGACCTTCTCGAAGTTGCTCAAGGAACAGCAGAAGACTCCGGCCCGGAAGACGGAATCGTCCTCCAGCTCGAAAGCACCGAAGCCCCCGACAAAGACCAAGAAGGGCACCTCGATGGTTGAGAGCAGGGCCAGTTCGTCCAAGCCACGTAGTTTGTTCGGCCGTATGGCCGCTCGTGGCTTGTAGTCGAACCAGAGAGCTGAGATAGAAGGCACTACCAACAATGAAAGGTCAGAGACCATGACTTACGCAGAGAAAACGGCAGAGCGTCTGAAGAAACTTCAGGCCCGAATTGCCGAGTCGCAGAAGGAAGCCAAGCGCTCCGCAGATGCACAGCGAGAGATGCTTGGCCTGTTTCAGGAGAAGGCCGACAAGCTCGTTGAGCGATGGACCCGCATTCCCCGCAAGGGTGTGATCCGTGGTCTTGGCGAGAACGAGTCGGAGAGCATCAAGGCGTTCGACCTGCTCGAAGGCATCACGGATCCGACCAAGCGCCGGGTACTGGCGATGCTTTACGAGAACCAGGCTCGGTATCACAACCGGATGCACGAGACCCAGCGTGCCTTCATGGTTGGCCCGTATGAGAAGGCAGTGTTCGGCATCATCCGCGCGGTGTATGCCAATACGATTCTCGACAGGCTAGTGAGCATCCAGCCTCTCGATGCTCCCACCGGTCGGGTGTTCTACCTGGATGTGAAGTACACGGACACCAAGGGTGCGATCACTGCGGGCACCAACTCGCACGACGCAACTGCTGGCCCCGCGCAGACCGTAGGCTACCCGTCCGAGGTCGTGGACGATGAGTCGGTGGGCACCGGTGACGGTGCCACTTCGGCCATGTCCGGCACGCTCTCATGGTATCCGGTTCGCCCAGGCACCGTGACGTTCACTGACGGCAGTCAGGTCGTGCGCGATGACGGCAACGGCAACCTGACCGGCAACTGCTACACGGGTGGCACGATCAACTACGTGACTGGTGCATACGAGTTCACGTATTCGACGGCTCCAACCCTAGGCGACGAACTGACTTGTGACTATGAGTATAACATGGAGGGGAACGCTCTTATACCCCAGATGGATGTTATACTCACGAGCACACCGGTCACCGCGCGCCAGTTCAAGCTCCGGGCTCGATGGAGTCTCGAAGCTGAGCAGGATCTCAAGGCCTACCATGGTCTCAGCGCCGAAGACGAGATTGTGCAGTACCAGGCCAACGAGATCAACCGTGAGCTTTGCTACCGCGTCATCCGCACCCTGCGCCAGCGTGCAACCGGTGGCGCCGTGACGTGGAGCCAGACTCCGGCGGCCGGCGTTCCTTGGAAGTGGCACAAGGAAGAGCTGTTCGATAAGTTCGTGGAGTTAAGCGAACTGATCTTCGAGCAGACTCAGAGGTGGGGAGCCACATGGGCGGTCTGTGGAGTCAACGTAGCTCGTATCATCGAGACTCTCGACAGGTTCGTTCCGGCCGGTGGTCAGAACAAGGAGTCGGCGGGTATCCAGTACATCGGTACTCTCGGTGACTTCGAGATCTTCAAGGACCCGACGATCAACCGCGACGAGTGGTTGATGGGCTACAAGGGCGAGGGGCTCTTGTACACTGGCTTCATTCATGCGGTGTACATTGGTCTCTACACGACCCCGACTGTGACTCTGGATGACTTCCTCAGCCGCAAGGGGATGGGCACCAGGGCGGCACAAAAATTGATTTCGAGCCGGATGTACGGCTACGGAAGGGTAACCAGCTAAAGGACTTACAAGATTTCATAGCCCTAGGGTGGGGGAGGTTAACCACCTCCCCCACTTTTCAAGGAGGGGAAAGACGATGCCAGCCGGGGGTCCAACGAAGCGAGTGCCTGAAGAGATTAGAGATGTGGTAGTGCATCTCTACAAGGAGGGGAAGTCTACGCAGGCCATAGCCGACCTGTTGTGCCTGTCCAAGCCTGTTTGTCTCAAGATACTCAGGCAGCGAGGTGTACCTCGTAGACAGCGCGGACACCCAAGGCAGGCACCTGTTCACGAAGACTTCTTCGACAACATCGACACAGAAGCCAAGGCGTACTGGCTCGGTTTCCTTGTAGCTGATGGTGCCGTTGTCGGCGACTATGTCAAGTTGCGGCTTTCTACAAAGGATCTCAGCCATTTGGAACTGTTCAGGGACACCTTGTCGCCTGGAAGGACGATCTACACCATACACAGGCCGCACAGCCAGTCTGAGGTGTGCTTGTTCTCGCCGCATCTTGTCATCGCGCTTGCTGAGCACAACGTAGTTCAGAACAAGACTTGGACCGTTAGGGTGTCGCCCAAGGTCCCACCGGAACTCATGCGTCATTATTGGCGTGGTCATTGTGATGGAGATGGTTGTGTCTGTTACTCTCCGTTGCGGGGTAACCCCCATTGGGTCGTTGAGGTCGTGGGAAATCAGGGTTTGATGGAGGATCTCCACTCCTGGTTGTCTGCCCATGTTCCTGAGCTTTCAAAGCCTGTGAACACCAGGGGGAAGCTCTATCGTGTATCTTGCGGTGGCACCGGCAAACCTCGCCTCTTCGCCAAGGCTCTCTACGAAGGTGCCACAGTCTACCTGCCGCGCAAGATGGAAGAAGCACAACGTCTCATGGCCTACAAGCCAATGAGGAAAACGAAGGCATTCGCAGCATAGGGGTCCAAGCAGTTTGGGGGCGGTAATGGCTAAGCGGTACGCAAATCTGGATTGTTTCACCAAGTCCTACCCAGGTCCTAGGGGTGGGTCGGTCTGTTTCACACCTGGAGAAGCCCGCGAGGGAAACTGGTGGTCACGATTCTCCGGCAAGGAGGGTTTGACCGAGGTAGGCCCGGACTACAACCCATCCAGAGATTTCAAGAAGTTCGGGGCGTTCAAGCCCATGCCAGTGGTATCCCCGAGGGTAGTGGCTGAAGCTTCTCGTGGTACCAGCGGATGCAACACTCGGTGCGACTCGTCATGCCAGGTGTCGTGCGAAGGCAAGTGCCAGATGGCTTGCGAGGCATCCAAGCAGACTATCCAGGTGACAGACAACTACGAGAAGATCGGCGTGGAGTTTTACTGTCGTCATTGCGATTGGTCGACCCAGGACGCCAAGCGGGTCGAGGAGCACATGGCTGCGTACCACCCGGACCAAGTGCAAGGTTCCGTGGAGGAGGCGGACTCTGAGTCTAGGCCCGAGCAGCAGGATGCCGTGGACCCCGGCGAAGATCTAGCGTCTTCACCTGAAGCTCGTTCCGTCCCCGCTCGGGGTTCGCCGCCTCCCGGAACCTCCAAGAAGCAGAAGAAGAAGAAAAAGAAGGTAGAGAAGGAACCTCCCTGTATCAAGGAGAATGAGTATTGGGAGATCATGGATGGCCTCTTTCTATGCCTGTCATGTCGTAAGAATGCAGGAGTCAAGTGGAGTACCGCTTCTCGTCCTGCGATGATTAGGCATGCAAAGCGATATCATGGTTACGAGGACGAGAAGTCCAAGGCTAAGAAGGCGGCTGGTAAATGAGTTCCAAGCTCACTACAGCATATGTAGTCAGCGCCATGCAGCAGAGGCTTGGTGGTTCCAGGCGGTCCGTCGAGCTGGTCGAGGACGACTACACGAATGCCATGGAGCAGGCGCTGGATACTTGGAACGAGTATCGCATGCGCATAGATTTCATGCGGCAGGACAACGTGGCCACCGCTGAGAACACCGCGTACGAAATCGAGTTGGACGAAGATGTGATCGGTGTCCGCAGAGTGTACTTCTTGATTCCATACCAGGCTGTGGTGTCGGGTCTTTCGATCTTCGAGTTGACCGAGAAGTTGACGATCACACGTTTGGGTATCAAGGACATTGCTCTCACAAGGAGTTATTGGGATCAGTACCGCCAGGTGCGCGGTGTGGAGCCCAAGTGGCACTTCGACAAGGATTCTGACCCCAAGAAGATCGCATTCTATGCTCCGTCAGGCCCGTACACGGCCGGCATCGAGCTGTTCCTCCCGTTCACCAGCCCTACTCAGATAGAGAAGGATCGTGATTCCACGTACCTCAAACTGGTCGAGGGGTATTCCAGGCTCATACTCGCTGAGATCAGGGGCAAGTTCGGTGGGCAGGTCCTGGCCCCGGGTGGTGGGTCGGTAGCTTTGAATGCCGACCGTCAAGTGACTCGCGGTGAAGCATTGATCGACGAGGTCACGAATACGTTGAGGGCATCCCGGCCCAATATGCCGGTGCCGATGCGGATAGGATAGCCAGATGGTCGACTGGGGACTTCCAGCTTATCCTACTCAACCTGCAGTGGATATTGTGCAGGATTTCGAGTACTTGAAGGAGTACGCGTACGCGCACTACCCCAAGGTTCCCTACAAGATCAACCAGACCCCAGTGGACCAATTGGATGACGTGCACACTGAGATTGCATTGAGGTACAGGACGTACTCCGATCCTGTGATCCTGTATGGGTTCGTCACCCAGGCATCCGGTGAGCAGCAGCCTACAACGAAGGGTGCCATTGATTGGGAGAGGGATATCACTCTCAACGTACCGATCTACGTGTTGGAGGATTTGGGATGGGTGACGATAGATTCCGACTCCGACATGCTCAACGTGGATTTGGGGGAGGGCGACCTGTTCCGGTTTCATGAGTTCGACTTCGAGGTGTTGCTGGCCAGGCGCTCAGACGAGCGTTGGCACAACACTGACATACCGATGTACTGGAAGATGGTTGCCAAGATATTGCGGCCGGATTCCGCTTTGGCCGTGGACTGGGACATGGATCCTGAGTGATGAAGATCAAGGTATCAGGCCCCAAGAGTATCAAGCTGCCCGACGCGGCTGTGGACTTCGATCTCGTTCAGGAGCGGATGCAGGTTATGGCGAGACACCAGGCTGAAGAGTTCGCCAAGGCTATGACCATTGGTCTGCATGAGGTCGCCGAGTTGGCAGACCAGTCACATGGAGTAGAAGGTGTCGTACCGGATGAGTTTTCCGGCATCAAGGAAGATGCCGATCACGTTCAGTTTGTGGCCCGAGAGAGGCCACATTCCCTAGTTGGGGATCACGACATGAGCGAGGTAGAGGTTGTCGTCGACGACAAGCCTGTGCCGTCAGGTCGGGATCCAGAGACGGTTGTCGGTGCCTTCGAGTTTGGTTCAGCTGCATTGGACGTACCTGCCACCCAATTCACCAGACGTGTGGAGCAGGAACAGGAGCGCAAAGCTGGCAATGGTTGGAAGGGGATACTCGGGTAGCGATGTGACCATAGATAAGGCGCAAGCCTGGTGGGACAAGACACGGGCAGATCTATGTCTGCGCCGTGGTGAGTCTGGTCGCAGGCTTTTGGATCTGGCCGGCGACGTCGGGTACTCACCGTATCGTCTCAGGCGAGCGCTTGAGCGCATAGCTTCCGTATTGAAGGACTGGGTTTTGGAAGAGTCGTGCCCGGCGTGGGCTGATCGTTTGTTGGCGCAGTGCAGGAAGTATTTGGGCGTGTTGCAGTGCGTGCCACCGATTGGAGACGAGTGTGTCGGAATACGGTAGATTTGTAGACCAGCACACATGGGTCGAGTGGTATGACGGCTATGACAAGGCTGTCATACGCTGGCTATTGAACTCCATGAAACGAGACAACAAATCCGTGCCGACCGTGTTTGCGGCACCGGAGCGTGCCTTCGGGCAGTTGGCCAAGGTCCTGAACAAGAAGAAGCGCGGTGTATCCGGCAGCTATTACACAGAGAAGACCATACCTTTACCGTTCGTGTCGTTGACCAGGCTTTCTGACCGCCCGGACTTCACCAGGCGCTGGACCAGGGGCACCATACGAAAGTTGCAGGCTCTCGATTACAACATGGACCGGATGTCCACTGAGATGTTCGAGTTGCCTGAAGACACCACGAATTTCAATGCTTGGGAACAGCAGCGGTTTCCGACCCCCAAGGTCATTCCTTATCAAGTGGACGCTTGGGCCAAGGAATTGAGGGATCTGGACCTGATACACAAGGTGCTTACCCGAAGCATGCAGATAGGGGATTTGACATACCTGGATGTGAAGCATCCTGAGCCTTGGAACTGGATGTACCGGCCGTTCCTGTGGACGGCTTTCCAGAACAACTCCAAGCTGGAGGTCCAGGAAGGTAACGAGAGAGTACTCCGGTACACATTCAGTTTTGATGTGGAAGCATGGATCATGATGCCTTCAGAGCAAGTGAAGGCAGTGCTCGCCGCTCAGCTGGACGTGCATGAGTTCGATACGGATGAGTATATCGATACTTGGTGGCTGTACGATGTTCGCCCGAGGTCTACCGATGGTTTCATTTGGGACAGCGGCGACACATGGGACAGCCTGAACAGGTGGGATGAGTAATGGCTTTCAATGGTGACAAGCCAGCATATGGTACCAAGGCACAATCAGCCGAGGTCAGGAGCAATTTCCAAGCTCTTGTGAAGCACCACCGGGCTACCACGGCTCCCACAGGCCCTGAGAATGGTTGGATCTGGTGGGACGCTTCCGATCCGTCCAATGAGCGCTTGCGTAGTTACTATGAGGGCGATTGGAAGATCCTGTTCAATCATATGGAATCGAATCCGGTTCCAGAGACCAGCGAGGCAGCGGACGAGGTCTCTGTAGACGATTCCGGTTGGTCAGGGCCTCCCAATGAGATCTTCTCTTCTGGTGACGACAACGTTCAGGAATGCCTTGAGGTAGTCAATGATCTGCTGAAAGAAGATTACCGGGTCACGGGTTCTTGGATCTTCGATGGTTTGACCATGGCCGGCGACCTGGCTATGGGCGGGCATGATATCAGCGGCGCCGGTACGATCACCGCAGGTACACTTACTGATGGCACTGCTAGTTTGGCTGGTGGCGCTATCACTGGGTTGACACATGTCAATTCCGTGCTTGCAGCCGAACTCTCTCAGCTTGAAACCATCGGAACTACCACCATCAGTGCAGCACAGTGGGGTTATCTTGGCGCGATGGATCAGGGGGTGGCGACCACTGACAGCCCCACGTTCGCTGGGATTACCATGTCGGGGCTGACTGCTTCGAGACTGCTGGCGACCGATGCTTCGAAGGTTTTGGTTAGTAGTGATTTGGCATCGTGGGTGGCGGGTACCGCGAACCGCCTGACAGTTACTGACGATGGCGACGGTACAGTAACGCTTACACTGCCGGACTCTGTCTCCGGCCTGACCAGCATTTCAGCAAGCACAGTGACGGATGGCACATGGTCCACGACTGCGGGAGCGTTCACCGGTGTCGCATCAATAGCAACTCCAGCGTCGATCACAATGGCAGAGGACGGCTGGATCGGCATTGGAGCGGCATCTGAACGGTTCGTGTTCAACGGTTCTGACGGGGTCATCACTGTCACAGCGTCGAACATGATGATGAGTTCAACCAATGAGCTGCAGTTCTATGATTCAGACCTGGCAGTATATGCTCCGAATGACGGAGATATGCGAATCAAGGCGGACAACTCTCTCCAGGTAGAAGCCGAAATGGTCGTAGGTGATGGGTACTATATCCACTTCGACAACAGCGGATGGGATATCACCGATGAGATTGTCGCCAGCTTCGACTCCGGGTATCTGGACCTCTACGCGACAAACGCAGTCAGGGTTTACAGCGACGCAAAGCTAGGCGTCGGATGCGATGATGCCGTACCGGTCGGGGGTATAGGCGGCGCGAAGCTAGCCGTGCACGGTACGGACGGTTCCTATTCCGCTGGCCCTGTGGTGCAGTGGACTACGGATGCGGACGACTATCCGCTCTTGAGTCTTGTACCTCTCACGCACGATTCGATCTCTTTCGCATTCGACGCATATTACGACGGATCGTGGAAATCGTCCGACGCCGGCTCCAACTTCATTTTCATCAAAGGCGCAGACAAGCTCAGCATCTACGCTGATTCGGGGATAGCGGCAGGCGGGGATGTGACCTGGGCCGAAGCGATGCATATCGATTCCTCGGCCGGCGTGTCGATAGGCACGCTGACGATGACCGGCAACATCACGATGCCCGAGGACGGTTGGATCGGCATCGGGGCTGCGGCTGAGCGGATTGTGTTTGATGGAACTGGCGGGCTCATCAAGCTGCAAGACACCGATGTCATAATCGGAGATGCCCACGAGTTGTACTTTGAAGCATCCGGGGTTGTGGCTGGAACTGAATATTTGAAGTCGGCCGCAGATGGTTATCTCACGGTTGGTGCGGGAACGCAGATAACACTAGGAAGTGCTGCAGTCTCATTTTCAGGTTCTGCATACTTCTCTGGCACGAATATAGTCCAATTCCGCGACTCCGCGCTCTACATCTCTAGCAAGGCGGACGGGTATCTGGACTTCGATGCGGATACGGGAATTCGCCTCAACTCGGATGTGATCATAGCCGATACCAAATCACTAACACTCTCAGCAACGACAGCGTCGGGTGACGGCGTCATACTGAAGGGAGCAAGCCGATTCATCCATGACTTTGGTACTGACAACATTTATATCGGAGAAGATGCCGGAAACTTTACTGAGTCAGGCGCGGGACTCAATATTGGAATTGGTAAGCGTGCTCTCCTCTCTGTAACTACTGGTACACTTAACGTAGTAATCGGTGCCAATGCTGGTGACGCAATTACTACAGCTAGTTACAACTTCTGTTTGGGATATAACTCGGGTACTGCCCTTCAAGATGGTAACCACAACGTATTGGTTGGTTGGCAAACTGGAACGTCAAATGTTTCAGGTGGATCAAATACATGTATTGGTTCTCAGGCAGGGCAGTCTATCACGAGCAATTACAATACGTGTATCGGCTACACTATGGGTAGCAACATCACATCAGGAACATATAACGTTGTGATTGGTGGACTCCAAACGGGTGCGGACTTGCAGACAGGAATTGGTAACGTTCTTATAGGTGGGTATCGCGCCGGTTACAACGTCACAGGCTCATATAACGTAATCCTTGGTCCGCAAGCAGGACACGAGTGTGGTGCCGTAAGTTATAATGTGTTCCTTGGGTATAAGGCTGGATACTATGAGACCGGTAGTAGCAAACTATTCATAGATAACGCCTCACGCTCCGATGAAGCAGATGCTCGGGTCAAGGCTCTGGTCTATGGTGAGTTCAACGCAGCAACAGCTAGTCAGTTGTTCCGTGTTAATGGCCGCTTTGAGGCGTTGGAGTCAATCGGCATCGGCACCACCACAGTTCCCCACGGTGGATTAGGATATGGACCGCTAGCGATAGACGCAGCAGACCCTTGGATTCAGTTGACAGATACGGCAGATGATTATCCCATAATCGCAATGGGTGGTCTGTCGCATAACTTGGCGTGGTTGTATTTTGATACATATCTGGACAGTGGTACTCCGAAGTCTAGTGCTTCTACTAATAACTTCTCTATAGGCAAGGAATCTGGAAATCTTAGATTTGATTGCGAGGCTAGCGTAGCAGCAGGGTCAACAATAACGTGGACCCCGGCATTCTGGATAAGTGGCGCGGCAGAGATGACCTACAGCCCGAGTGCTGCGAGGAAGCTTTACTTTAGGGACTCGGATATTTCGATTTCTTCAGGCGCTGACACCATCCTCCAGCTTGAGGCGGATGGGTATGTGAGGATCGGCACCGGGACCACTTCTCACTCGCTTGCGGCGAATGGCGATTTCTTGGTGAGTGGCGTACTGGAGGTAGACGGCGCTGCATGGTTCGACGCACAAGCCAACATCGTACATGGGACTCAGTCAGATTTGTTCTTCTATAACAGCGGAACAGCAGAAGCCCTATTCAGGGCAAACTACAGCTTTGATCAAATGTTGCTCGGCATTGACGATGGGGCTGGCCGTCAAATCATCGTCACTGACTACGCAAACCGTTCTGTAGACCACGACCACGCAACCCAGACCAACCCAACGCTGTACGGACACGACGCCCGAGATCCAGATGTATCGAACAACGCATGGTGGTCGATTACACACGACGCAACGGGTATGTTGGTCAGTACCGGTGCCAATACTGGCGCAGGCACTGTTCCAGCTACAATCGAAAATGATATTCGTTTCAACCCGCGCGGCACTAACCAGTTTTCTATCAGTGGCCTTGGGAATATAGTTTGCGGCAACCAGGCTGCTCTCGCCACTGATGCGACGGACGGGTTTCTTTACATTCCTACCTGTGCTGGTGCGCCAACAGGTGTTCCTACAGCGTATACAGGTAAGGTGGCGGTTGTGTTCGATACGACGAATGACAAGCTGTATGTGTACGATGGTGGATGGATTGATGTGACATGAGCTTGGTATAGGGGATAACCGTGGCCTTCGATAGCAGTAAACCTGTAGAGCACAGTACCGCCAAGTCTTCGGAGATGAGGGCGAACTTCAATGCCTTGGCGCAGCACCACCGGTCCACTGCAGCTCCGGCAGGGGCTACTGACGGGTGGCTCTGGTGGGACAGCGGTACGCCTACGAACGAGAAGTTGAAGGCTTACTACGGTGGTGGTTGGGTCACGTTGCTTGAACACATGGAGTCCACCCCGGTGCCGGCAGTGCTTAGTGCGGAGAACATGAAGTCCGGTGCTACACAGGTTGCTGCGGGAGCCAGCGAAGATGAGTTTTGGAGTACATCCGGTCATGTATCGCTGCCGGATGGTGTAGTGATGCGAGGTTTGTAGGGTCCATGGGGATGGCAAAGGATAGTTTTGCGCATGAAATACCAAGACCTGAGATGCCGGGAAGTTCTCGGCGGTTCCATAGTGGGAGCTAAAGGCTTGGTATCCCAAGGAAGGATATACCTACAATGTCAATTGCGGTTTCTCCAGGAGTTTACGCTTCGATTCTCGACTACAGCAACTACATTCCACGCCTGGCCTCAACGATCTGTGCCATGATCGGATCGGCCTCGCGTGGACCAACCGACGAACGTACATTGGTCACAGACGTTGGGTCATTCACTGAGACCTTTGGTCCACCGTCGAGCGACCACCCAATGATGTATGCCGCCCAGCAGTACCTGGCATCTGGCCGGCAGCTTTGGATCGTCAGGGTGGCCAACTACGACGTGACAGCCACTGGTGCCCTTCGTGATGGCACCAACGTGGCTAATGCAGTGGCCATGTCAGCGTCCAGCTCCGGTTCATGGGCGGATGATCTGTCGGTGGTCGTTGCTGCGGCTACGGGCACCGGGTACGACATCTCCATACGTTACCAGGGTGTCACGGTAGAGGTGAAGCGTGGTGTACTCATCGGTACTGCCAACTCCGGCAGCGAGCGGTACATCGAGACACAGTTCGCCAATTCGCTCTATGTGGCATTCTCCGACAACGGTGGATACACGACTCTCCGCGCCGGTACCTATACGCTGACTGGTGGTGACGACGGGGCTCCTGCGGATGATTCCGATATCGTGGGTACCACGGTGGGGAACACCTCCACGGGCATGCAGCTGTTCGCCAACCCCGAGATCGTGGACGTCAACATGATCCTCGCTCCGGGCCGCTGGGAGAAGACAGTAGTGAACGCCTTGCTCGCTCTGGCAGAGGCTCGTGGCGACTGCATGGCTATCGTAGACCCGCCTCAGGGACTCACGGTCCAGCAGGTAGTTGATTGGCACAACGGTCAGTTGACAGGAAATGCCGACTATCTGGCTAGTGCCATCAACACACGGTACGGAGCGCTCTACTGGCCGTGGCTGCAGGTGTACGACAGCTATAACGACCAGGAGTTGTACACGGCCCCCTCGGGCGTAGCAGCCAGGGTGTGGGCGTACAGCGACTCCGTGTCAGAGCCTTGGTTCGCGCCTGCCGGTCTCGTGCGTGGCCACCCTCTTGGTGTTCTGGATATCGAGCATTCGCCTACGCTGGGCGAGCGCGATTACATGTATGGCCAGCCGGGCAACAACGTGAACCCGTTCGTGAACTTTATCCACGATGGGATCACTTGTTGGGGTCAGAAGACGTTGCAGAGGGCTTCCACGGCGTTGGACCGCATCAATGTGATGCGCATGCTTCT